TTAATCATAATTTATTCCTAATTTCTAATAATTTATTATAGATTTCTTTAGCCGATCCTCTTCTTGCCAGTCCTCGACCATTTTTTTTGTATGTTCGAGATGATCGTGCATTTTTTTCCAAAATTCTTCTTTTATTTTTATCGATTCTGGAGAATCAATATTCTTTGGTATATTGATTAATTCATCTATTTTTTTGACCATAAAATTTATTCCTCATTTACAACAGGAATCTGGATGCCTTCTTCTTCGGAATCGCGAATTACAACCTTGAAGTCGTCACCGGTAAATTCATCCATGATAACCTTCATCTTTTCGATATCATTCCACTCCTTACGGAAGTATTTCATTTCTTCGCCAGTACGCTTAGAAACATACTTATAACGATTGCCTTCTTTTACCAATACTCCAGATTTTTCAAACAGGTCAAACAAACCAGAAATTGGATTCATACCTGTTTCCCAAGGAATATCAATTTTGATAGATTCGAATGGTTTGGAATATCTTGTCTTTATGACCTTACACGTTGAACGAATACCCTTGACATCAGATACCTTATTGCCTTCGTCGTCTTCTTTGAGTTTATATTTCTTCATTGCAACAATAATGCTCGACGCAAACATAAAACCAGAACCACCAGAAATCTTATCATCTGGATCAAACATATCCTGGCTTGCATAAGTATGGTTTGTAACTGCCATACCAATGTTTAGATCACCAAACATGTTGACACAATTGGAAACAAATGCTTTCAATTGTTTTGCTTTACGACCCATATCGCCCTTCATGTCGCCGGCCTGAAATTGATTTACTTCTGTTGGTGTCAAAAGCATACCGATAGAGTCAATAACGAACAGAATCTTAGGACGCTGATCACGTGGTAGATCTAAGTAATTTGCCTTATATTCAGACACAAAGTCGTGAACAATTTTAGCAACTTCGTCAATCATTGAAGCACTAATGCGAAGCATTTTATCTTCGCTTGTATCAACACCGAGATTTTTCAGCCACTTTTCGTCGAGAGCATTTTCGGTGTCGATCATTACGACAAAGATACCCTTCTCTTGTGCAGCCTTAGCAATGTTTCCGGAAACGATATAAGACTTACCTGCGCCGGACTCGCCTGCAAATACTGTCACCTTACCCATTGGGACGCCACGATAGAAGTCACCGCTGATAAGATAATTTAGACCATAGGAACCTGTACTAACCCAAATATCGGGGTCATTGAAACCTGTGGAGATTCCTGTAATGTTTTTTGTCAGATTTTTTCTGAATTTTGAAATGTCGAATGGCTTAGCCATAGATTCTCCTTAGAAGTTAGCAGGGGATGGTATTTAGCCATCCCCTAATCAAGATTTACTTATTTCTATTTCTGAGCATTGCAAGAATTTCTTGCGGTGACTTACCTGCGGTTGCAGATTCAGTCTTAGCTTCAGTCTTAGCTTCTACTTTTGGAGTATCTACTTCAAACGGAGGTGTATCATCATCTTCTTCTAATACAACTTCCTTTTCAACAGGCTTTGTGGCCAATGTAGGACGTGGCATAGGTGCTCGTGTAGCCTTTGAACGACCTTCGCCGCCTTCTGCCTCATCATTTGCCGATGAATCAAAGCCGAATGGCTTGTAATGCTGACTCCACTTTACTGGGTCATATAATTCACCATCAAGAGATGCCTGGAACATTTCAAAGATGATTGCCAATTGCTCTGGAGTTGGCTTCTTAGGAAGATATGTTGAAAGATCAACCAAACCATATTGGGCGATTGCATCTTGCATTTCTTCAGTAATGCTCGACTCCTTACGTGCCCACTTTGATGTGCCGTAGTCGGCAAAACCGCCCTTGCTTGTCTTAGAGACAATAAAGTCGGTACCGTTGATATAATCAACCGGGCTGTTTTCCATTTCGGGATCAAGCAATGCTGCCTTGATAATTGCGAAAATCTGCGGACCCATAATAAACTTACGGATTGGATTTTCTGGGGGATCTGATTCATTGAGCGGGTCTTGCTTTACAAAACCTTGCATATAATATGTACGCTTTACCCAATAGGTGCTTGCAGTCTTCTTGAGAGATTCGTCTTTCCACCATGGGCGAACTTCATTGAGAACAGGGCACGAATTCTTACCATCCCACATTTCAACACAAGGCACCTGAACGATAACAGGCTTGTTCTCGTCTTGGCCCTTAATGCCGGGGAATGGGAATTTGAAAATTTGACGCTCAGCCCAGAAGAATGTGTTATCTTCATTGGCGTCTGGTAGGAAGCGGAGTGTTGAGGATGTTCCTTCTGGGATATTCCAGTGGGGATAAGTTGCTTTATCTCCGGAACTTTGACCTGGAGTAGGTCTGCGATCTAATTGTTGTAGTTTCTTACGGATTTCTTCTAGTGTTTTTGACATGATTTTGTTTTCCTATTTTGATTTAATGAACGCTATTTCTTTGAGTTGCGGCCTACTCGGGTCACGTTACACCCTTTTGCGCCTTACCTACGTCAATTACGTACAGCAACTAATGTACGAAATTCTTCTGTGTCTGTCAAGAGCTTCTTAGTAGAAGTTCAATGTATATTTATCAAAGTATGCTGACAAGGCCGAGGACTCTTTGATTTCCTTTTTGCCTTCTTTGGACTTTTCTTCAACCTTCACATTTTCAAGAACCTGTGAAAGAATGGCTTTCTCAAAGTCATTTACTACGCCTTCTTTACAAAGCTTAGTACCAATCTTGTTGATAAATCCTGCCAATTCTTCATTTTCTACAATACGCAATGCAAGTTCATTCAACTTGAAGCCTAGTCTTGCATTTTCACTTGCGAATTCAAACATTGGGGTTGTATTTAGCGATTCTCTACGAAGTGTGACAACATTTGCGGCAGCTTCTTCGATACGCTTGTGGAAGGTATCCTTCTCTTGAATGAGTTGTTTTACAATAGGAAGTACCTCTTCGAACTTCTCATCGAAGCGACGAATAGTAAATAGATCCTTTAGACCAGAGATATCATCTTCGGCAAGTGGCTCTCTTTCAAATGTTTCTAGACGTGCTCTTACTGACTCATATGTCTTCGAACCTGTAAGCTTCTTTAGCTCAACACGCAAGGTTTCGATATTTTCTTTTACGGTTTCAACAATACCGGAACTATCTTCATTGATAAGCTTGTTGGTTGTGACATAACGATTGAAAGATTGAAGCTTCAACAATTGTCCTACACTTTCAGTGATATAGCCACCGACTTTATCGTTCATATTGCCACCGTGGGCTAAATGCTGAGCCATTGCTCGAGCACCGGGCAGGTAGTTATGTGGGAAACGGAATCTTTCTCCATTGCATTCAAGGAAAATCGCCGAAATATGGCGAGATCTAGCACCACGAACATTCTCATCTACGGGTGTCTTGTGACGCACAAGAATACGAACATTTTCCAATGTTTGTTGTGATGTTCTCAAAGATCCAAACATCTTACTGAAGCTTTCCATTACGGTCTCTTCGATGGACTTAGAATAAACAGGATGACCTGACTTATCTAGATCAACTACCAATTTTCCATCCTTGACAAGTTTATTCAATACTGGGCGAATTTCACTCAAATCTACAATTCCGAGATTAGATGTAAGATCGGCCTCTGAGCAGGAGCCTCCCCAGGTTCTAATCATCTTCATAATTTCACCAACAAGGTGGTGATTAACTGGCTTAACAATATTTTCCATCATTGTAGTATCCTTGTCCATTTTGGCCTGATATGCATAATCTTTTGGTTCTATAGATTTTCCAAAAATCTTAATATTGAAATTCATAGGTGGAACATTTTTATCAGCTAACATCTTTACCTTACTCTGTAATCCTTTAGCCAATTCTTCACTAACCGATGAACCTTTGCTGAATTCTATATTGGATTCATCTTCATTGATTGTAACCATAATATTTGGATTTATAACAAAGAATCTACGCCCAGCTGTAGGATCTGTCGTCTCGGCACCGTCAGCATCAAATATCTTAATTTTTAAGCCATTCCCCTTTAGCAGGGAAAATATCTTTTCGGCAAGATCATTAAACTCGGGCATTACAAAATCCTTATTTTACTTATTTATCTAATCTTATATCATTACAGGCATCGGCGCATCATAGCTAATATCATCATCGGATGCAACATTGCTATTGATAGCTGAATGTGACTGATCATCCCAGGTCGAAATATAATCAGTCATACGGAGTGTTAGAATTAGAGCCATAATCAAGTCATCTGTCTGCCCAATTCTTGCTTCGAATGTATTTCCTCTAGAAACAAATACCTTCAATTCGGATATAAGTCCTCTTGAATTTATCTTCAATTTATTTGATTCAACCAAGAATTTCAATTTAGCACAAGCTTCTAATTTAGACTTATTGGTAGTAACAAACCCCGACCTGCGGCCAGTACGACCTTGCAATCTATTCTTCGGATCATGCAACATTGTACCCGGGAAGTTTTCTTCACCTGTATCTCTAATAACCACAAGTGCGGCTTCACCAAGAGAATTACTTTCAACTGACCAATAGATATCGGGCTTACCAGACTGATATATTTCTTCCAAGATCCTCTTCATTGTTCTTACTTGCTCTTCTATTGGAGTCTTATTATTGCTCCACTCTGCAACCTGAACTAAAGATGGTAATTCTAAAACTTGAATTGCTGCATTGTCGCCGCCTGTTCCCATTGACGGATCAAGTGCAATAACATAAGTCATATTGGATTTGATTTCCGAATACCAGCGAACCTGGCCAGATTTTCTAATAGGTTGCATTGGTTCAAGTTGATTTATCTTGACAGGATTGATAAGAGTTTCTTCAAATGTAATAAACTGACATTCATGTTCTCTAAGGAATCTATCCTCTCCAAGGCCAGCTAATTCAGCATCGGCCCATTCTTGATTTCTTTCTGGGTGAGCTGTCCAGGTAGCCATGTATGGGCGAAAACCATTTATACCAATTTCTGTTTCATTACCGTTAGAATCTACCATCTTATTGGCACCGAACCAAATATCAGCAAATTGATCTTCATCAGTGTTAGGTGTAGATGTAATAATACATTTACCACCGGTTGATAATGTTGGTGATAGGGAAGTCCAGAATTCTTTAGCAATGTTTGGTTCTACGAATGCAAATTCGTCCAAATAAACTAATGATAACGACATACCACGCCCGGTATTTTCTGTAGTAGTTGTTGCAATAATTCTAGATCCATTATCAAAGTCCATAGAACGTTTATTATAGACCTTGACACCAGCACGAATATGATCAGGCACAGACTCATACGCATATCTTACTCTATGCATAATTTCTTGTGCGCCATCATATTTGTTTGATGCAATCAGAATTGTTGCATCTTCAACAAACATAGAATACCAAAGTAAATAACCAGCGGCTACGGTTGTCTTACCCATTTGGCGACTAACCATGTTTATTGATCGTCTATATTTGTGATAAGTGTGAATTAGATCAAGCTGAAAATCATAGAGATGTAATTTTTCTCTACCACGGATCGGATGCTGAATATACATATAATTTTTTATGAAATATTCAGGGCCTGTAATTGGATCCATACAGGCTCTTAGTTCATCAATTTGCTCTTTGGTATAATTTACCTTTGTATAGGCACGCTTTACGAGCTTATCGTCTTGATAAATTGCCATAGATTAATACCTACTATCATACCTCTCTGGTTCATCGAAATCCGGCTCTGGTGGCTCAATATTTTCTGCAGCCTTATCGAAAGCCGAACCGAGTGCTTTAACATAAATTTCCGGATTCAATAATTGTTTTAGAACCATTGGATCAAGATGTTGATAGAACTCTTTTAATTCCATTGCATCGTTGTTTATATAGTATTCTGCACCATCAACAAATTGAACACTTGTGACTGAAATATCACCCGAAGTGGCGTAGTAATAAGTCGTATATGTAGGACTATCTGTTCTATAATTCCAGCCAGTTGGAGAGTCGTCCGATTCCCAGCCTACCCCTGCTTCTGCCTTAACATCTACAGAATATCCAATTTCAACAGTTCGACCATTTTTGTCTTCCGTATTAGCAAATAGACTAATCGAACCATCATAGGTAATAGAATCACTGTCTGCGTATGGATTTTCGTGGAGATATTGTACCTGTATATTAGATACCTGAGCACTTTCAGTTAACTTTTTTTTTTGAGATTCAGATTCTTTCAAAAAGTTTCTATAACCGTAGACTAACTCTTTGTGAACTTCATCAACCTGCATTTTCTTCTGTTCTGGATTGTCGCCCTGACGTGCGCCCGATGGACCGACTGACTTGACAACAGGACTATCAGCACCATTTGGGAAATAGTCATTACCAGATGCATCATTGATATCATCATAGCCATTTTGAAGATTAAAGTCTTCTTCAACCTGTCCTTGTTGAAGCATAGCCAATGCCTGTGTTGCTGCAGAAATTATAGTATTATTGTCTGCATCGACTGCATCTCTAACTAGTTTATATGCTTGTTTGAGCTGAGGATCTTTGCTTCTATTGACTGCATCAAAATGATCACCGAGTTCATCAACTATATTATCTGTAGGATTAATTCCGTTTTGTGCTAAATTTAGAATTTCTTCTATTTCACCTACAACGGCAGATCTGGTGTAATTAACATCTTCGTGGAGACTATTATGTGCTAATTCGTGTACTAAATCCCCATTTTCATTCTGAAATTGGTCTAATTCTTCAGAACTTAGTGGTGTTCCATCTGTATATTCTGCATAGTCTACATAGGCATCAGCAAAATCTGGATAATCTCTTGTTTCGATACCTTCGATCTCAATTGTGGAAATATCAACTTCTTTACCATTGAAGGCTACAGAATTTTGATGTTCCTTCGATTCTTCAAATTCATCATGACCACCAAAGTCGCCATAATCTTCGTCAGTACCCCATCCGGCACTTGCTAAAACATCAGCATCAGCTTCGACATCAGACATACCATCAGATGGCTCATCAGATGGCTCATCATCTGACATTAATCTTTCTTGAACTGCTGCCATGATTTCACGAACATCTTCTGGCGCATATCCAAAATCTGTAAGATCACTAGCAACAATTTCAAGAGCATCTTCTAGTTCTACGAAAGAATCACCTAGTCTGATAACTCTGCCAAGGGCGTCTTCGATATCTTGCTCTCTATCTTCATCGATAGCATATGATTCTTTTATACTTTCTTTTTTCATAGCATTACTCAGTTGTTTTGTGCCTGTATCGGCCTTGTTGAATTCTTTAGCAACGTCTTGGCTGATACCTGCTTTCTTTGCAAATTTAGGATCGTGTGCTGCTGCGGCCATAAAACGTGCTTGCTTCTCTGATTTTGATTTTTCTTGTAAATCAGAACCAAACTGTAATTCATCACTTGCACCAAATTCGAAATTTGCAAGCCTCTGTGGTAGTTGGCCGGTTGCAATAATTTGATCCAATTCCTGATCAGTAGGCTGAGCAACTGTATTCAACTGATCTACAAGTTTATACATATCATCATTGTCCCAGATATCAGGGCCATATAATGCTGCTACGGCAGAATAAAGTTTATCTTCCCTTGGATCTTCAAATACCTGTTCTGCTATTTTCTTTTTGCCGATACCGGGTACCGCCATTACACCTTCCATGAGGTTAATTAGTTTTCTCATATCGTTCATAGTATACCTACCTTAAATAGATTAGGCTTCTTGATACGACCAAATAACCCAACCTGATCAGTTTTCAAGTTTTTATCATTATTGAATCCATCATAATCTTTAGGTAAATCTTTATTATCTTTCGTTTGCAATGGGCTCAAAGGATTTACCACAATAGTTTCTTTACGTTCCTTGCTTACTTTTTCTAGTTCTTTTAGGAAACTTGTATTATACTTTTCACCATAGGCTTCTTGATCAGCACCTTCAACTTCTTCATAATCACTGCCAAGGCGTGTCTTGTATGCCTTCTTGTATTCTGGGCTATTTCTATCAACATACAAATCTGTTTCAATCTGACGTGGATCATTTTCAGAATATACAGCAACTTGAGCTGGTGAAATGCCGAGATTATTACAAATGTATGTTCTTAGAAAGTCTAAAGAACCAGGATATCCCAATGTTAGATCACAAATAAATACAGCCGTATTTTTTACATTTGGAAAATCTAATGGGCTTTCTTGAATTGGGGTTTTTCTAAATGAAGATGCTGCCTTGAGATCATACTTTGCTAAACAAGACTCAAGTTGATCGATCATGTGATCAGTCATTTCATTCACAGCGAATTTCAAGACGTATTTGTATTCGGTCTTGACTTCGGCTACATAGGTAGCAAATGATTTCTTTTCCATTATTAGTGACTCCAGTATAATACTATTTATCAGAGTTTTCAGTTTTATTGGAGACTATAGATCAATGAATATTTTTTGGATCGTCGCCGATTACTTCAAATTTATAGGTAGAATTGTCATTGTCATCCCATTCTTGTGTCATATTTAGAATAGTAATTGGAATGCCATGCTTTGACAACCACTCATTTGCCCAAACTATAGAATCTCTTCTTACCTTATCATCTGTTAGATTAGGTATGCTACATGAAAGAAAATCTATCCATTCTTCAGATGAATCACTACCTGCAGTCCAACCAATAAGTTCCGAAAACTCATACTCATCATAGAAATGATGTTCAGATTCATCTAATTTTACAAATTCATATAATCTCATGTTATTTCTCAGGTTTACTAGAGACTATATATTTGAGCAATTCGTTTCTATCAAATTCCCCGCCGGTGGCACCTTTACGCTCACCGTTGCCTTGATCGAGGTCAATCTGTTCAGCTCTAACTTTCTTTAGCTGAAGTTCGATCATTCGTAATTTCTTTTCGGCTTTAGCATTCTTGGCTTCTAATGCTGTTTTTAGCATTTGCCCGGCCACTTCATAGATTTTACCAGCGTGCATGTCGGGGACATTACCGCCCAAAGACAATAAATCCTCGAAGGTTTTTACTGCCTTATTTGCTATATCATCCATCTCACTATCATGTGTATCAAGCCCAACTACTGTAGGTAATGCATAATCAACCTTTTCGGCAGTTGTTAATGATGAATAAATTTCTCTTGCTTCAATCATAAGTTGTTCTTTGGTTTTTGCAGGTGGCGCAGTAGTTTCCTCAGGTTCATCGGAGGATGGTAGGTTAAAGAATTCTTCCATCTTTTTTGTCATTAAGCCTTCCTTTTAGGGTTATTAAAGATATTTTCCTCGTTCATAACCCTAAATGTCATCCCATGATGTTTCGCAAACGCCTGTGCTGCCGCCCATTTGAAGGTATTCAATGCGACCGCTGCCTTAGCTCGTTGACTCTTAGCTTGTTCCAAGAAAGTCTCTTTTGCTGGCTTTACTTCGATAATCTCTGCTTTTTGATTACCTTTAGCGTCTACATAAGTGACCACAAAATCCGGTACATACACGGTGTATTTACCAGTAAATGGATTCTGATATGGAATTTTAATGGATTCGCTGCCCCAGCTGGTGATACTAGGATTGGTGTCGAACATAACCATAACCTTATGTTCCCAAGAGGAACGAAAAATTATAGGATAAGATCCGACATATTTGCCGGGATTTATAGGCTTATATTGTCCTTGCACGTAAGATTTCATACTAATGGATCTGTAATAACTATTTGTGGTCTATTACCTGTGATTCTCCACATCATGTTGTTGGTACCCATGTCCCATCTAAAATGACCTTTGGCTGCAACCTTATCAATAAGGGAAACAGCCTTTGCTAATTCGGGATCCTTTATCCAACTTCTTTCGCCATCACATGCAACCATAACGAGCATACTCAAATCATAATCTTCATTATGCTTTGTTATATGAAACATTTCATCTTTTAGTGAAGACATCAATTCTTGATTTTGAATTATTTTACTAGTCTTATATGGATATAATTTTTCAAGATCAGTATGATAATGAATTTCTCCATTTTTACTTTTCTTGATTCTTAGAGATTCGATCCTCGGAAAATATGGATTATAGCCCCCATCTTGTTCGATTTTATGAACCATTTTCAAATAAGATAAATATCCATCTTTAGATGGATCATCAACTTTGTCTATTCCTTTTCGCCCTATTTTCCCAGCAACACCTATCTTTGTTATTTGATTTAATCTTTTAGGTCTATCAACCTGCATAGCGCGGCCAAAAGAACCGACGCCTATATCTTTGAATTCAGGTCTATCACGAAATTTATTCATGAAATCTGAAGTGCTTCTCTTTGTTTGAACAGGATCAAAGCTAATTAGTTCATATAATTTCATGATCTGATTTGCCTTGCTTGTAAACTATATCTGTTACTAACCGTTGTAACGGTGCCGACTTGATTTCCGGGGTCTCTCAAATTGTTAAGTGCTCTGTAGGCATTATCGGCAAAGAATAGCTTACCATCAGCATCTACCTGTTCAAGAAGATATTGTGGAGTAACACCCGACATAGCAGCCATGTCAATGACTAAAGAGGCTAATGTATCGGCATAGACTGCAGAATTAGCACCTCTAGATAAAAAATAACATTTGGTCGAATCAAAGGATGCCGGCGAATAACTGCCAGATACACCACCGCCTAGAACAGACTGGGATATTGATCCAGCACTAGGGAATGTTGTATATCCCGTTGCATATTTGAAGGTATTTGTAGGTACTCCGTTGATGACTTTAACAGTCTTTTGAGTTCCCAGATAGGTAAGCATCTGGGAGCTAAATCTACCAATCGTTGCTATATTTTGATTAGCCACCTGGATTACCTCCAACTCTATTCACATCCTTATAAGATGTAGTTCCACGACCTGCTGTTGATGCAAAAGGCCTTGTTTGAATAGCCGGGGATGAAGCAGGATTATACGGAGTAGGTGAAATATGAGCTAATCCATCTAAGGCACTTGCACTAACCCGTCTTACAACTTGGTCTGAAGCAAATGCACCTGTCACAGAACCTATACTTGATTGGACATTCTTACCAATTCTTTGCAATATAGGATTATCAGATTGCAATAGAGGATTATTTGATTCGATAAAATCTAATAATGTTGCGTTGAAGGCAAGGGCTGGTAATTCAAGAAACTCCCCGTGTTCAAACTGAGACTTGGTTGAATTGTTATTAGGTTCTCCACCGCCTAACTTCATATTTTGAATATTATAGTAGGCGTACTCATACTCAAACACAAATGTCAATTCGAGTGTCTTTGACCCTTCGGCATAATTCAATACATCATGTGTAAACGATGATATTCTAGGATTTACCAATGTAACCTGATTGAACCTACCACCATGTACCTGGTAGATATCGATTGTTTGTATTAGATTTCTTACATTTTCAACAACAGGAAGATTGAAACCAAAATGGTGATTATTTAGCACACCCGAAACAATATTCTGCGTATCTTGTTTACTACCTACTGTATCAGTGGGAGAATTGGCACCAGTAGGATTATTACTTTGAAATAAATTCTTTACACTCGAAGGTAAATTAGCAAGGTTTGGATTTATAGCAGGAGTTATATTCTTCAATAGTGATTCAAAGGAGTATGGACTATTCTTATTCTGACTTTGTTTTGGTCCATTCATGCCAGGTTCGTTTCCATCACCGAAATAGTATCTATAATACATTTCCCAGAACTTTAATGTCTTACCATCGGCTACATCATGAAAGACAACCTTTATCGGTTCAAATGTAACTTTGGTTTGACTTAGACGTTTTCTATTGTATTGATTAAGTGGGGTAGTTTCAATCTTGAAAGCTGGCATTTCCACTGATTTGACTAGTGGGGCAATTTGATCCCAAGTAGAATTATTGAAATATTGTTGTATATATCCGGCCGCTGTACCTACGCGATTCAAACTTATATTGATATAATATTCAAAAGGAAGGCGAGGATGATTTCTATAGAGTGAGCGACCTTCTTGATTGAAATTATAGGTGGCATGGTGCGAGCTTTTTTCGTAATAAAAGCCCGCACCTGTCAAAGATGTAAAGAGACTAGAAAAACTAGGCACTAAGCCACCTCCAAAATTCCGCTATTAAGCGAATGTAGTACCGCCAGTTGGGCTGGCAATATCTGGATATGGGTTTCCGCCTACGGTTGTTCCGTTGTTTGTATTTGGACCAGCAACGTTTGTAGCGTTGTCGAAACGAATTGTTAATGTAACTGCCATTTGATCGCCACTGGCATAATCGCCTTCGTCGTATTGAGCTCCAGTAATCCAGCAACCTTCAAGATTCCAAGATTCAAGTGCATCATTGTCTGTGCCATCGAGCGAATCAATTGTCATTGAAAACTTGTAGTTGATGCCTGCT